GGATTAGATTCTGATCGAACAAAAGTTTCATTCATTAAGAGAGTTGAAGATACAAGAAGTCTAGACGAAAAAATTTATAAAGTCCGTATAGTAATTCCAAAAGAATCGGTTAATGCCAAGAATCCAGACGATGGATTTATTTTCCAAGAATCGAGCAGCACTGCTTCGTCAAAATTCCCAACATCAACAGATTTTACTCTGAATACAATTGATGAGGAAGATTATTCTTTCAATAGAAACCCAAGATTTATTAGCACTTGTTCTGTTTCTTCTAATACTATCACTGTTGTTACTGAACTTCCTCACAATTTAAAAGTTGATAACCTTGTTTTAATTAAAAATGTAACTGACAATGGCATCAGTGGAGATGGTGCAGAATATAATGGCAAATTTAAGGTTACTCAAATTGTAGATGACAAGACATTCAGATACTCTACAACTGATGTATTTGGAATCATTCATAATCCTGGATCATTTACAAATAATGTCGCTATTCGGAACGACTCTCTACCAAGATTTGAAAGAAGCGATATAAGATCAAACTATTACATTTATAGAAACGAAACGATTTCACCTTACATTTACAATGTACAGGATGGAATTTATCACATCTATGCTTTGAAATCTGACGCACGACCAGAGTTAGAATTCACTGAATATGCACATAGCCAAAATATTGTAGATTTATATCCACAATTAGATAAAGATAATTACGACGACAATCCAATAGCGGCAAAATCTTATTCTAAGAGAAATCCAGTTGGTGATGTTGTAACTAATGATCTTAAGCGCAGTATCACAAGAGAATCTATTGATACTCTTGTATCTGATTTTGGATCTGGAATAACCATCAGTTCTGCACAATTTAATAAATCGATTGGTATTGGAACAATTACATTTGATAGACCTCATGGTTTGAGTGGAATTGTAACTTGCACAATAGCAAATGCTGGAACTTTATACACACCAGCATCTGGAATTCAGACTTACCATAACGTAAAACTGTATAATGATGTCAATCAAACGGTATGGAATGGAGCAACTGCGAGAATTTTAGTTTTTAATGGTTCATTGCAAACTATCAGCGTAGTTTCTTCTGGATCTTCGTATGTTGCATCAACTCTTTATCCAGATAATATAGTTCTCGGTAAAGCAGGTGCTGGAACAACTGCACAAATATCTGTAACATCAACACAAATATCATCTCCAATTGGAAATGTTATTCAAACTACTGGTATTGGTACTGCAACAGACGGATACTACCGTATTACAAATGTAGTTTCTCCGACTCAGGTTGCAGTGGCAATGACAACTGGTGATCCAGACATTGTTGCTAACCAATACGCTTTAAATGTTGGTCCATCAATTTCTATTAATAGTGTCAATTATTCATCCGTAACTGGTATTGCAACAATTAATTGCACTTCCTCACACGGACTAGTTGCTGGAAATTCTTTTAGAATTGTCGATTCTTCTAATAATGCTCTTGGAGATTTTGTAGTATTTGAAAAAATTGGAATTAACACATTTACTTCATATACTTACAAATCATTATCTGCTGCTGGTGGAAGAGTTTATAAGAAGGGCCTATCTGCAAATGATGCAATTTCAGATGCTAGATCTGAAAACATAGGCGCGAGAATGATTTCTTTCTATGATAATGAAACTGCCACATTGGGAGAAGATCTTGCAGAAGATGTAGTTGGTATCAGTACATTCAGTGTCGTAACTACTGGATCTCATATTGTTGAAAGATTCCCACTAGGATCTTATATACAAATTGATGATGAAATTATGAGAATCAAGTCACGTATTTTGACTGGTCTCGATAAAATAACTGTTATTCGTGGTTACTTTGGTACAAACAAATCAGCACACTCTGCTGGATCTATTATTAAAAAAGTAAAACCAATACCAATTGAATTTAGAAGACCATCCATTATTCGTGCTTCTGGACATACATTTGAATATCTTGGATATGGTCCAGGTAACTATTCAACTGGTCTACCACAAGTTCAAAACAGAACTCTGACTGAGCGTGAAGACTTCCTATCACAATCTCAGGAAAGATCTTGTGGTGCTGTTATCTACACTGGAATGAATAGCAGAGGTGACTTCTTTATTGGTAATAAAAAAGTTACGTCTGCAACTGGTGAAGAAAAAACATATGATGCACCAATTCCAACTATAACTGGTGAAGATCCTTCTAGATTGAGTGTTGTATTTGATGAAGTTGTTATTAAAGAGCGTCTTAAAGTTGAAGGTGGAAAATCTAAAACTATTCTCTCACAATTTGATGGTCCAGTAACATTTAACAATAACGTTAAAATTATCAATTCTGGATTAGAAATCATTAATGGTGATTTAACCATTACTGGAACGACACAATCCACAAACAAAGATACTGGTGCAATTGTTGTTGAGGGTGGTATTGGAGTTGAGAAAAACCTAAATGTTGGTGGAGGTACAAATATAATTGGCGGACTTAGTGTTGGTGGTAATTTTAGTGTTTCCGATGCTACAATTATAGGTGTTACGACAACTGGATCTTTAGTTGCAAGTGGAATTGCTAGTGTCCGTAGTATAAGTATGGGTACTACTGAGACAAGTATTGGTGATATTCTCAGTAGTGGTGGTAGTGATTCTATCCTTACAATTAAAAATACTTCTAATAGTGGAATTACTTCTATTATTGTTAAAAATTCAGGTGGAACTGATGTGGGAATTCTTACGGTATCAAGTTCCCTTGCATCAATTAACGGTGAACTAAGGGTAACTGGAGATATCACTGCTTTCTTCTCATCTGATGAAAGACTAAAAGATAATATTAAACCTATTCCTGACGCACTTGAAAAGGTTATTTCTATTAGTGGGAATACATTTGATTGGAATTCAAATTCATCACATCAAGGAAAAGATGTTGGTGTAATTGCTCAAGAAATTGAAAAAGTATTACCAGAAATTGTTACAACTCGTGACAATGGGTATAAAGCAGTTCAATATGAAAAAATTGTCCCTCTCTTAATTGAAGCAATTAAAGAATTGAAAAAAGAGATTGATGAATTAAAAAATAAATAGTTTAAAAACAGCCAATGTCTAACTTTCAGAAGTCTTTTAATTTTAGAAATGGTGTTCAGGTAGACACTGACGACTTAATTGTAAGAGGAAGTTTGGTTGGAATTGGAACAACAGTTCCAACTGAACAACTAGATGTACGGGGAACAACAAAAGTAGTAGGATTAGTTACGGCTCAAAATTTACATATTGTTGGCGTGGCAACTATCGCTACTCAATTAGATGTTGGGTTAGGTGGAAGAGTATCTATATCTAATGGAATTATAACTTCAACATCTGGTATTGTAACTTACTATGGAGATGCTAGATACTTGCAAGGAATGCCGACATCCCAATGGGTAGATACTGATGTTGGTCTTGGATTTACGAGCATTTATGCTGCGGGAAATGTTGGTGTAGGAACAACAGACCCAAGATTTTTATTTCAAATTGATGGAAATAATAGTACCACAAGTTTCGTAAATGGTATAGGATTTAATAGAGGTGGAAATGCTTGGATAACTGGTATTTTAACAGCAGGATTTTTGAGCGGATCTGGTGCAAATATTACCAGTCTTAATGCATCAAATATTGCAAGTGGAACAATATCTAATAGTTATCTTCCAATTATAAACAATGATAGATTACCAACAAATATTGATAAACCAACTGGAATTATAACGGCTTCTCAGTTTAGAGGATATTTCACTGGTGGTGTTGCTGGTATTGCAACTCTTGCCAGAGGACTGACTGATACTCCTGGTATTAGTGTTGGTTTGGTAACTGCATCACAGATAGATTTAAATGGTGGGATTGAAGTTAGTGGAGTCTCTACTTTTACTTCCGATGTATTATTAGATTCTAATCTAGTCGTAAACGGTGCTGTTTATGTTGGATCTTTCGGACAAAGTTTAACGATATTAACTAACGGAAATGTTGGATTAGGAACCTCAATTCCATCGACCAATTTACAGATTAGAGGATCGTCTGGTACTTCAATAGAAGTAATATCATCCGAATTTGATTCTTATGTAAGTGTTGGGCAAAGTGTAGGTGTTGGAAACAGTAGTGCCGTATTTTCTTATGAAGGAAAAACCTTAAAATTAACCAATTATGATACTGGTGGAGTAAATGTTAATATTCATGAAGGAACAGGTACTGGACCATCTGAAGGATTTAAAGTTAGGTACGACAATTCAAATCTCTTAAACGTAACAACTGATGGTAAAGTTTCAATTAACAGAGAAACACCAGATTCGAACTATAATTTAGATCTTCAAGGAAGTGCTCTTATTAGACAAAATCAAGTAATTTCGGGAATTCTTACAGTAGGTGAAGGTGGAAATCGAGTTACTTTTGGTGATGGCAGTTCATTCCCAGTTTCACAAGAACAAAACTTTGAAACCTTGACTGGTATTAGTACATTCAATGAATTTAACATAAGATCTAGACTATCTGTTGGATCAACTGCTAATTTTGCATCTAATGTAAATTTGCAGGGTAGAATTGGAATTGGTACTACAAATAATTCAAATTATAGTGTATTTTCGGAAGGATCTGCATTTTTCCGTCAAGAAATTGTAAGTAAAAGTGCTGTTTTAATCAGTGGTCAAGAAAATCCACAATTATTAGTAGATCCAAGATCTATTCCAGATTCTGAGCCATATTCTTCTTGGGTTCCTTTACTTGACTATGGATCACTTCAAGTAGAAAACAGAGGAATTGGATTTGTATCACAATCACTTATATTGGTTCCGTATGTTGGAGTTACTACATATGGACATTGGGGTGGAGGTGCAAGTGGAGAAGGATTGGGTATTAAGTTTGGTGGAGTTTTTGATACTACCAAATATTTGGCAAGGGTAGGTATTAATACATTCTTCCCAAGATCAATTTTTGATGTTGGAACTGCATCAACAACGATGAACAGTTACATTATCCCTCCAAGAGTAACTAATGCAGATTTAGATATTATTAGACGAAGAGTTGATAAGTATTCTCCAAATGGTACTACTCCTGGAGCATTTTTATATAATGTTGATAATAATAGGCTCGAAGTTGGTATTGGTACAACAACTTTCTGTGGAATTGTAACACTTACAAACAATCACTCTGGATATTATTCACTTGTTCCACCAATTGTTAACAATACGGGAAGATCTGGATTAGCACAAACAAGTTTTGGTGCAATCATTTACAATTCTTCTTTGGGAGTTCATCAAGGATATGGTAGTGGTGGATGGTTGGATTTAACAAATAGTGGAACCGCTTCTGTTGCTGGTATTGCCACTTATGCTATTACTGCTGGCATTGCAACTTATGCAACAACTGCTGGCATCGCAACATATACACCAACAGCAGGAATTGCAACAGCATTAAACGCTGATTCAAGTGTTAATACAACTGGAATTTTAACCGCATCAATTCTATCAACAGGAAATTTTGGAGTTGGTATTAATATCGATGGAGCTACAATCTCAGGTCCATCTGTTCTAACAATCGACCCTGCTGCTGTTGGTGATGACACTGGATCAGTTAGAATTCGTGGCAACTTAGTTGTAGATGGTCAGCAAACCATTTTGAGTTCCACTGTTATTAACTTTGCAGATCAGGTTATTGGAATTGGAACTACTGCTGTTGGTGATACTCAGTTAAATGGTTCTGGTATTGGAATCGGTTCGGAAGGATATCAAAAGACGTTATTGTGGAATAATACTGCACAATCTCTTAGATCTAGTGAGAATCTAGATGTTGCCTCTGGCAAAACATACAAAATCAATGGAACTAATGTATTGTCATCCAACACTCTTGGATCTGGTGTTGTCAATTCCTCTTTAACTTCTGTTGGAACCCTAACAAAATTAGATGTTGGAAACGTAAATTCCACAGGAATTATTACTGCAACATCATTCAGTGGGGCATTTACAGGAACTGTTACAGGAACTGCTTCAACTGCTAATTATGCATTGATTGCTGGAATTGCAACAAATGTAATAGGTGGAATTGCCAGTGTTACACAATTAAATGTCAATGGTGGAATTTCAACCGTTGGTGTTGTAACCTCTGGAAACATCTTCTCTACTGGTATTGTTACTGCTACGAGATTCACATCTAATGTAGCACAAGGAACTGCACCAATATCAGTTGCATCCAGCACAAAAGTTACTAATCTAAATGTAGATTATCTTGATGATAAAGATGGTGCTTGGTACTTAGATTATAATAACTTTACTTCCACACCGACAATTGGTAATGGAACACTTACATTAGCAGTTTCTGGTAATGGTTTATCTGGAAGTCAAACATTCAGTGCAAATCAAACTGGAAATGCTACATTTACAGTAACTTCAAATGCAGACTCTGCAAACACAAATAATGCTATTGTTTCTCGCAATGGATTAGGAGGATTTGCAGCAGGAATTATAACTGCAACAGAATTTAAGGGTTCTGTAACTGGAAATGTAGTTGGAAATGTAACTGGAAATCTATCTGGTAATGTTAATTCCACAGGAATTTCCACTTTCAATAGCGTTATTGCTGGATCCGCTACCACCGCACTGATTGTTAATGGTAGTGCTAGGGTAACTGGTATATTGACAGTTGGGACAGGAAGCATTACACTGAATGGAAACACAGACAATGTAAACGTTGGCACAGGAGTAACGATTTATGGTTCTGTTGGTGTTGTAAGTGCAACAACATTTAGAGGAACTCTTGCTGGATTTGCAGCAACCGCTGGATATGCTATAACATCAATTCAATCTAGCACTTCTGAGTTTGCAAATGCTTCTGAAACTTCAAACACTTCCAACACTGCCACGACTCTTACAGCATCTTCTAATGTAAATACTTCTGGTATTATTACTGCAACGGGCGGTTTTAGTGGTGCATTTGGTGGTGCTCCTGTTGTAATTACAGTTTCTGGAAGTGTATTGACATTCACAGTTAATGGTGTAGGATCGACGAGTCTCACCTTATATCCATAATGTAAGGACACTTTTTAAACTGTCCACTGGGGGTTTGCGGACCCCCTTTTTTGCTGTATAATATTTGTATTGAAACGATTGATGATGTTCCAACTTCGCCCCCACCAACAACGTGCTCTGGATGTTCTTGCCAAGTACCTGAAAGGTCAGGTGATCATCCCCACTGGCGGTGGCAAGACCAACGTTGCCATCTTTGATGCCATTCGTGAGTTTCTGAAAGATATTCCTCAGACCATCGTTGTGACGGCACCGCGCATCCTCCTGGCAGAGCAGTTGTCCAGTGAGTTCTTGGAGTTTATCACCAATGCTTCTGTGCTGCACGTTCACAGCGGTGAGACGCATCACCAGAGCACGACTCGTCCTAGTGAAATCCGTAACTGGGTGGATCAAACTGCGGGTCATAAACTGATCTTCACCACCTACAACTCCCTGCAACGCCTGCAACAGGCAGATATTCATGTTAATACCATTTACTTCGATGAGGCACACAACTCTGTTCAGCGCCATTTCTTCCCTGCCACCGAGCATTACGCTTCTACTGCTGACCGCTGCTATTTCTTCACTGCTACTCCTAAGCATTCTGCCACTATTTCCAAACCTGGCATGAATGATTCTGCCGTTTATGGCAACGTGATCTGCAATGTGCCCGCTCCCGAACTGATTGAGGGTGGTTTCATTGTTCCTCCTAAGGTTGTGGTGCAGCAGTTTGAGATGCTCTCTAAGGGTCAGATCGTCGCTGACGTTGACTGTGAGAATCTGATTCAGACTATCGATTCTCAGGATGTGAGCAAGGTTCTGATTTGCTCTAAGGCAACCAAGCAGATTGTTTCTCTGGTTTCTCAGACTGACTTCTGTAAGCAACTGGAAGATCGTGGTTTCTCTTGGATGTACATCACTTCCAAAACTGGTGCTATCATCGACGGTCAAAAGGTCAACCGTGAGGTGTTCTTTGACACTCTGAGTGCTTGGGGCAAGGATGACTCTAAGAAGTTTGTGGTTCTGCACCACAGCATTCTGAGCGAAGGCATCAACGTGTCTGGTCTGGAAGCGGTGCTGTTCATGCGGTCTATGGACTACATCGGCATCTCCCAGACCATCGGACGGGTGATCCGCCTGCACAAGGACGATGCAGAGGGTCTCAGCAGCGGCAGGATCGCCCCTGGCGCCCTTGAAGACTACACCAAGTCCTTTGGACTGGTCTGCATCCCTGTCTACTCTTCTGTGGGCATCAGCACCGCCCGTAAGGTGCAAGCGGTGGTGGACACCGTGTTCAATCAAGGTCAACCTGCCATTTCAGTAGTTAAGCGATGAATCAGATTTTTCAAGGAGATTGTATTGAGATTATGTCCACACTTCCTGATGGTTGTGTGGATATGGTCTTTGCTGACCTTCCCTATGGTTCAACCCAGAACGATTGGGATTGTATCATTCCATTCGATCAACTGTGGGAACAGTATCATCGTGTCGTGAAGGAAAATGGTGCGATTGTGCTTACTGCACAACCACCATTTGATAAGGTGCTTGCCTGCTCCAATTTGAAGTATTTCAAGTATGAGTGGATCTGGGAAAAGAACAAGGCAACTGGGCACCTGAATGCAAAGAAGATGCCTATGAAAGCACACGAAAATGTGCTGGTGTTTTATCGTAAGTTGCCAACATACAATCCCCAAATGACACATGGGCATAAACCGATGAACGCGGTGCTGCCGAAGGACCAGATGCCCCCTCCCGACAGAAAACGCAATTATAACCATGTTGAGAAGCGTCTGGGCAATCCTGGTGGTTCAACGACAAGATATCCCCGTGATGTTCTGCAATTCCCTGTCATTAACAACGATGATCCGTTGAAATTTCACCCAACACAGAAACCTGTGCCTCTAATTGAGTATTTTATCAAGACATACAGCAATGAAGGTGATGTTATCCTAGATAATTGCATGGGTTCTGGGTCAACAATCATTGCCTGTAAGAATACTAATCGCCAATATGTCGGAATTGAGAACGATCCAGAGTATTTTGAAAAGGCACGGGAATGGGTGGAGTCCTACGACAAAATCGACCCCTTTGTGACAGTTGATCAAGTGGCACAACCACTTGCCAATCCACTGCTTTCTGCCTTAAAATAACAAGGTAAACAAAAACAAACCTCTCAATCATGAAATACGTCGTCGAACTCTACGTTGGTGGTAAAGTCTTCAAAGAAGAAGTTCAAGCAGTCAATCCGCAAGATGCCCGTGAAACTGCTCTTGCTCGCAACCCGAAAGCAAAAGTTATTGGTGTGAATGTTAAGTTCTGATGAATATTCAGAATGAGAGTCTCCTGAATCCAAAACCAGGAGACCCAAATGGTTTTGTAACAAAGGATGGTATGTGGGCAGCAGTGCCATGGGGTAAAAAGTTTATCATTATTCATAATGGTCAACAAGTTCACACTGCTAACAATTACAAGTCCGCAAAAACCTACATTCAAAAGTCCGTAAAAGGCGCATCAGTTGCATCTCTTAAACAATTTCTATGACACAAACATTCACTTGCACTTCTGATGCTCCTTATGATAGGCACAACTACGAAGTTGTGCTGAAAAATAAC